GCCGTGTCAATCACTTCTTTGCCCTGGCCATTGCGCGCTCGAACTTCTTGCCAAACTCCTCGCGCATGATCATCGGAACTTGCGGCTGAACCTCACGGACTGTCGGCCGAATGAATGGCTGTGCCCTGTGATGCCTTGTCCCGAATTCGATAAAGTGCCAGTGGAAGCCGTCATAGCGTTCGCCTCTTCCCTTTGTGATCACCACGTCACTGATCAGTGCGCCTGCGCGCACACGACGCCGAACAGATTTGATCGACTTCTTGAGTACGGGCCGGTCGGATGGCGCGCGCTTGCGCATGCTGTTGCGCACCTTTCCCGCTGTTGCGTGTATTGCCGACCGCAAGATGTTCTGTGCTTGTCTCGGTGCTACGCGCTCCAGTGTTTCCCTGAGCTCATCGAGGCCCTCGATAACAACGCCCTTGGCTCTCATGTCGCCACACCGGTATCACACTGGATAGAAAGGTACATACTCCGACGCCCCCCGTCTTCAACGTGACGGATGTTCATGCGGCGGTCTCGGTTCAGCCATTCAATGACCATGTTCTCGCGAACATCAGGCCGCCAACGGATCGCAACCAGATAACCTCCCTCCGCTTCCAGTCGGTCGGCTCTTGCGCGCTCCCGGCCATTCAGGGATCGAACGTGTGCGGCCACCTCAGTAACCGGCTCCCACGTACGGGTAGAGCCGCCCATACCGTCCGACACGCGGACCTCTTTCAGTATCTTGACGCGCTGGTCAAGTTCTCCGATACGGAATCTCACAGGCGGACCCGGTAGCCTTCGAGCATGTCACGAACGAACGGCGTCGGCTGAACGATAGTGCCCACAATCGCGCCCTGCCTGATCTCCCAGCGATGGGAGACCATGATCTTCATATACTGCTGAATGGCGGCCGGCACTTCGTCATAGCCTGCGGTGAACTCGATCTGCACCGCATCGGACGCGCATTTGGTTGCGGGCCAGATCTGGCCATCAAGCAGCACAACAGAAGGGATTTCCTCATCGGTTACGCGGTACAGTGAATCACTGGCCACCTGAACATCGCCGGACTGGTCAATGTAGCGAACCTCGTCAACGGACCTGATTGGTGGCGCTGGCAACAGGATTCGCTCGTCAAAGCGGGGCAGGGACAGAACAAACCGGGACTCTGTCAGAGCCCGGCCTAGCCAGCCATTGGGCGGCTCCAGTTCATCCTGTACGGACCTGATGACCTGGGCAAGAAGGTTGGCGTCCACAAACTCCTGGTCCTCACGGAGATGGCTCAGTGCATCAAAGTGATCGAGCGCCGGGGGGCCGGCTTCAATCCTTTTCAGTGTTCCCTTCGATGGGTTCATTGCGCTTCACCTTCTTCTTGCCGGCCTTTTTCTTCGAGGTCTTCTTTTCGGCCACGACGCGGCGAACGCAACCGGCTCCTGAGAGCCGGTCGAATTCGGACTGAGGCATCTCAAGCTCAACATCGGACGGCAGGACAAGCCTGCCAGTCTTTCGGTCTCGCCAAGGTGCGATAGTCACGCAGCGGATCACGGCCGGAACCTGCCATCGGCACGAACGATAACCGCAGCGCCTTCGGTTCCGTCTGCACTACCACCAACAATGGCTGTGATGTGCGTAAAGCCATCGTCAATGTCTGACGCCTTGGCCTCTGCCAGCGCCGTAAGCGCTTCAGCGCCACCTGCGGTTACGGTGACCAGATCGCCAAGATCGGCAGCGCCAGAGCCCTCGTCATTTGTTGCCTGACGAAGCTGCACGGTAAGCGTGTCGCCCTCGGTAACCTCGTCACTGACAGCCACGACAAGGAAGCGCTGGAACTGGTCAACGGGAATCCAGGAGCCTGTCACGTTGGCCGTACCAACATCCTGGGGCGCAACTACCGCATCGTAGGATGCGCGCTCAATGAGCGTTTGATGTGTGAGCATGGTAGTACCTCCTTAGCTCGGTACGTCGAGAGCAACAAACGGGGAGACCTGGAACCCACCTTCTTGGGTAAACGGCTCGGTCAGCCACGGTGCGCCATCAACATTGGTGAACACCTTGATCCGGGTCACGTTGTTGGTGAAGTCATTACCGGCATGGCCGGCTGCGACGAACGGCCCGCTGCCATCCTTGATCAGGTAGTACGGGTTCGAGTTGACCAGCGTCAGATCACCCTTGTCCCCGAGCAGCGGCGAGCGCTGATGCCAGAACACCGGATAACCCATCAAGCTGCCGGGGCTTCCTTCAACCGCGTTGGGCTGCCAGATCAGACGGTTGTCTCCGTCAGTGATCTGCGCCAGGGTGGAATACACGGACTGACTTGCAAGCCAGTAAGGGCTGCCGTCCATCAGCAGGCGACCAACCATATCCGCGATATCCGCATAACCGATGGTCCCGGATGAAGCGCGGTTCAGGGGAAAGTCGCACCCGCGTTCAGGATGCCGAGCGGACGATTGACGCCATCGCCGGACAGGAACGCATGATCCTGAGCCGACAGCAGCGCACCACGGAGCAGGCGCTCCACGATGGACGACATCGCCGGGGCGTTGCGGATGATCTTGTCGGTCAGTGGCACGTTGGCCGCCAGCTCCTTCGGGGTCAGGGTGACCTCTCGGAAGTTGGCCTTGGTGTCCGGCTTGGCGTCACCTTCACCGATCCAGTTGACTTCGACACCACCATAGACGTTTCCAGGCGTGTCGCCGGTCTGGTCAAGCGCTGGCATGGTGATCGATGCATCCGGCGGACTGCCGGCCGGGATCACGTTGGCGCGGCCACGGATCATGCCCGCCTGGGGCTGGACTTCGAGCAGCTGTTCACGGAACTGAGTCGGCACCATAAAGCCGCCGGACTCGCCTTCGTCCATACGCTGCTCGGAAGCGCACCATTCAAGGCGCTGATCATCGCCCTTGCCGCGCGCGGAGCGAACAACGGCGCCGATGAATTCACCGATGTTGTCGAACTCCTTCTTGGCCTCGGGCGCTGGTGCGCTTCGGGTGCCACGGCTTGCAGCGGGCTTGATCTCGTCAAGCGACGTGCGCTCAGAGTGCAGCGCCTCTCGCCGCTCGATGGAAGCCTTGACGGTGCCCAGCTCTTGTTCCAGCTCGGCATAAAGCTCGGCTTCAGTTTCGTCCAGATCGGCCCGCCCATTTTCCTCGGCTTCCGTGAGGATGCCTTCCATTTGCGAGACGATCTCTGCCCGACGTTCTCGGAGTGTTTGCAGAGTCATAATGTGTTACCTCTCTTCTTTCAAGTTGAGCCGCTTGCGTGCAAGCGGTACAGACGGGCGGGTCGCCCGATTACGTTGGGGCGATTCTTTTGCCCCGAATCTTTGAAGTGTTTCGCGCATGGTGCCGACGCGATCAATCAGGCCAACCTTGACGGCCTCGGCGGCCAGCATGACGCGGCCTTGTCCAAAGTCCTCATTGACCTGTTTTGTGGATACGCCGCGCCCTTCGGCCACAGCCTGATCAAACATGGCGTCATATCGGTTCACCATGTCCTGAAGATGCTCAAGCGCTTCCTCGGTCAACGGCTGGTATGGATTGCCTTCGCCCTTGTACGGGCTTGAAGTGATGATGGTCTCAGTGACGCCCATCTCTGCCAGCATCTTGCTGACCTCTTCGTGAACGCTGATCACGCCGATACTGCCAACCATGGACGAAGGAGACGCCACAATCTCATCAGCGGCCGATGCAATCCAGATGCCGGCCGATGCGGCCATGTCATTGACCTGGACGACGATGGGTGTATCCCCACCGCGAAGTGAGCGGATGGTATCGGCCAGCTCTGGGATGCCACCAACGGAGCCGCCTGGTGTGTCCATGTCGATCACAATCGCCTTCACCGCGTCGTCATCGTAGGCAGTGCGGACGGCGCGCTCCGTAGCCTCTGCGCTTGCGCCGCCAGAAATATCGGAGAACATGCCCATGCGGTTGGTGATCGTTCCGTGTACCCGGATCACGGCAATACTGCCGCTGCGGCTTGCGACCTGGTTTTCCTTGCGCTTATCAAGGCGCGCCTCGATATCCTGAGCGCTCAGGTGGCCGTTCTGCATGCGGTACTGAAGTACGCCGAGCATCGTGTCCATGCCCTGTGACGATATCGCCCATGGCTGTGATGCGATGGCTCTAAGAATCCTGTGGTGCATTACCATTCTCCTGTTGCCAGTCGCTTGCTTCGACCGGGTTCATTTCCTCTTTTTCGCGCACTTCGTTTCGGAGCATCCATCCGGTATCCGAGTCAAGGGCGCGTGTGTAATATTCGCTGCGCGACTTACTGTCACCTCTAAGCAACGCGGACACGTCATGGCGGACGTGATAGCCCTGATCCTTTTCCCGGGCCGTAAACATCTTTTCATTGATCTCTTGCTCCCACCGAATCAACCATGGGAGCAGCGTGTAGTCAACGAAGCCGCGGGCCAGAGACTCAACACCTGAACCCCAAGTGGTCGATTTCTCATGGCTCTGAACCATGTGCAACGGGATGCGGTACAGGCGGGCAACCTCTGCAATCTGCAGGTGCCGGCCTTCGATGAACTGGGCTTCCTCGGGCGGAATCGTAATCGACTCCACGGTCATGCCCTCTTCAACGACCTTTGCCCCGTGGCTGTTACCCAGCCCACCCTGTTCGGCCCAGCTCTCACGTATGCGCTTGATCGCCTCGGGGCCAAGCTTTCCGGGATGCTTGAAGATCACGCCCGACTTAGCGCCATCGCCAAAGAACTTGGCGGCGAACTCCTCCATAGCCAGGCCTAATCCGATGGCCTGACGGGCAAGGGCAACCGGGGAGTACCCGACCACACCATCAAAGCCAAGCGCTGGTATGTGCAGCACGTCACTGCTTTCCAACGTCTTGGTCTCACGGTCAATCGTGGTGTGGTACAAGACAGACCCATCGTCCATCAAGTCCGGCCATGTCCTGTCCGGTAGCGCCGGCCATAGCGTTGTGGGCACACCGCCCTGTGTCCGCTCAATCTCTGCGTACCCATTGCCCCACAACAGCGTATGATGTTGCGCCGTGTTCCGGAAGGTGAACGCGGTCATTCGGTCATTCGGCCTGCGGTTCAGCAGGCGGTAGACCGGATGCAAGCGGTCTCGCTCGATTGACTCTCCGGCGCCATCTCGAAAAACCTCCAACGGCAGCTGAGATACCGCGTCTGAGATGATCCCAACGCATGAGTACACAACCGGCAACGTCGCTGCATTCCACTCGCTGACCTCTTTGCCGGCCTTGGTCTTGTGCC